GAACTCCGGCGTGACGTTGACGCTCTGACCCGCCGACGCGAGCGTGTCGAAGGTCTTCGCGATAGCGGCCTTCTGCTCGTCGGTGAGCTTGCCCCAGGTGAAGATGGGGTACTTGTTGCCCTTGAAGTTGAAGTCGATCAGCTGCGGGATGATGTAGTGGTTGATCTGGTTCGCCACGTCGTCCATGACGGCGCGCAGCATGAGAATGAACATCTCGTCGCCGGGCTGGGCGAAATTGACCAGAGCACCACTCTCACCCGAGCCGCCGCCCGTGTCGCTGTCGAAGAAGTTCGCCAGGATGGACTCGGACATCATGTGGTTGTGGTGGTTGATGAGCGACAGGAAGTCGAACGAGCCGCCCTCCTTCAGCAGCTCGACCTTGAAGCCGTCGGGCATCATCATGTACTGCGCGAAGGCCAGGTTCGCCAGGCTGGCTGCGAACTCGCGCTTCGACTGCATCGAGGCGTTCGGAGGCACTGTACCGACGCGCGTGCCCACGGCGGCGCGCTGGGCTGCCAGGTGGGCGGTGAAGTACAGCTTCACCTTCTTGTCGTAGTGGTAGAACGCACTCTGGAAGAAGCTGACGCCGTAGAACTTCTGCTCTTCCTCCTGCGCGGCGTAGTAGAACGAGTACTCGGGCTCGATGTACACGTCGGTGACCTTGCCACCGTTACGCGCCCGCTGACGGAGACCGGCGTAGCCGCCCTTCTTGTCCGTGACGAAGGTGATCGTCTCGGAGGGACGGTGGGCGAGCTTCTGCAGCGTGATCTTGCCCGCGAGCGGCCCGTGTGTGGGAATCCAGAAGACCTTCTCGAAGGCGGAGAACCCGTCGAAGAGGGCCTGGAGCATCTGGCTGATGAAGCGCTGGAAGGTGACGCTCATGCCACCTGCGGCTGGAGCGGTGCGGAATGCCAGCTCCATGAACTCGGCTTCCGCCTCGCCGCCCTCTGCGGGGACGAAGGTGGCCGTCTGGAGGGCAGCACGGATCGGGAGGACCATGAGGCGGTAGAGGGCGCGAGCGTGGCCGTCAGTGCGGCGCATGGCCACGAGCTGACGAACCGTTGGACCCATGTCCTCCGACTCGTCGCGCAGGACCTCCTGCAGCTCCTCATCGACGCTCTTCTTCAGGCCGACAGAGAACGGGCGGAATGGAGTGGCGAAGGCCAGATTCTGGTCAACACCCAACTCGATACCAAGCTCGGGGATCTCCTCATTCTGTGGAGACACCTCCACTTCCTTCGTGGACTGTCCTGCTTCATCAGTAGTAGGCACCGAGGCTCACCCCCTCCATTCCGATTGGCATTTCTGTGAAGCCACGCTCCGAGACTCCCATGAGTGGAGCCAGGGCATCAGCGACGTGGAAGAACTCAGCCCCGACTTCGGGAATCTCCTGATCGGGATCTTCCTCGCCGCCCAAAGCGATAGCTCCCACGATAGAGCACGCGAAGGCATCCGCCTCGTCTTTGCTACCGCCTGGTGGGTGATCCACCTTGCCCTTGTCGCCGCGGGAAAGAGCTTCCAGCTCGCGCTGCAGGAGAGCGCTATACGGCATGCGCAGACGAGCCTCGCTGGCCACGTCCTTCAGGGTCTTCCAGATGTCCGGCTTCATGTCCGTGCTGAGGCGGTCGGACTCGATGCCGTGGGAAAGAAGAATCTGCATCGTGTCGGCGCTCTGGAACCCGTCGAAGGTGAACGAGCCGATGTAGAAGTCCTTCTTGATCAGCTCGAAGGCCAGCATGCGGGCCCAGCGGATCTGGATCTCTCGGGGGAGCACGGTGCCATCGTCGTCCTTGGCCGAGATGTCGGCCTCGAAGGAGATGGTGAAGTCGTTGCGAATGACCGGGACCTGGGTGTGGCGCTTCTCGATGAAGCCGTCCTCCATGGTCACTTCTTCGACGCGCTCTTCCCAGCGCTCGATGTGGCTCATGGCAATACCTGCGCGGTCACCGCGGATCGCGAGGTCACCGTGCATGGCGTAGCGCGCACCCGCGACCGGCTTGAAGTCCGGAGCGAAGGTGAAGACGGGCTCCCAGCCGCGGACGGTGCGTCCGGTCGTCTTGGAGGTCGTGGCCTTGACGCGGTAGTCCAGGATGATGGGCTGCTCCGCGTGGTCGACGGCGATCTGGAAGATGGCCGGGTTGCGGAAGTAGGCGTCGGACGCGCGCTTGGGCTTGCACTCGTACATCGAGGCAGCTTCGTCGGGGTCCTTCAGGTAGTCCTCCGCGAAGTCCTGCTTGCCCTTGATACGGGGGTTCACATCCCAGGTCGCCAGCGGTCCGGAGACGTAGTGAATCGACTTCTCGGCGCCGAACTCCTTGATCGAGGCGTTGCCCTCGTCCGTCTGCTGCTGGATGGTCGAGCCCAGGTAGCGCGGGTAGGAGATGGTCACGCGCTTGTACGTGCGCGGGAAACGGGTCGATGCCGAACCCTTCAGCATCTTCAGGATGGACTCAGCGGAGGTGGATGCCTCACGCGAGCGGGATCCGAGACCCACCATCTCGTTCTTCGCCTTGAACGCGTCGATCTCGTCCGCGACGCCGAGCATGATGTTGAGACCTTCCTGGCTCTCCGCGTCCGAGTGACCGGAGATGGCGAGGATGTGCTTGTCGTACTGGATCTCGTCGCGCGTGGGCTCAGCACGGTCCTTGAACCAGCCGCGCTTGGTCGCCTCGCGCATGGGGTTGAAGAAGGCGTTCATGGCCTGCTTCGCGTTCACGGCGATGTTGAGAAGATGAATCGAGTCGAAGGACGGCATGCCGTAGTAGTCCTGGGGGGACTTCATGCACAGCAGCAGGTACGCCACCCGGAGCGACGAGAAGCGCGCGATGGCATCCTTGCCCGAGCCCTTACCCCACTGCAGCGTGATGAGGTTCTTGACCGGCATCTCGCGTGCCCAGTACTCCTTGACCGACGGCGTGTCGAAGCCCTCGGCCATCATGGGGTACAGCTCTGGGTAGAAGATTCGCTCGATGGTGCGCACGGCCTCGAACTGGACCGCGCTGAGCTGAATGGAGCGCAGACCCAGGAACTTGTTGTCCTGGATGAACGTGTTCAGGTCGACGGGCTCTTCTTCGAAGATCGTGGAAAGGGACGACACCGGCTGGTAGTCGTCCTCCGCGAAGCTCTTGGAAATCTTCTTTGGGCCGCCGAACTGCTGAACCACGGTTACCCCTTCGCAATGCCTGCGATGATCTCCAGGTACGACTTGCGCCCGGGAGTGAGCACGAGCACGTCAGACAGAAGCTCCTTCTCGTTGGCAGACAAGGACACGTCCTGGTCCTCGGACTTCTGCCACACCTGCTCGACCTCGCTGGGCTCTCCGAAGGTCACGTCGTCGCCGGAGACGGTGTACGGAATCTTCAGGTAGCGCATGGGGTCTGGACCCTGCGACTCCTGCTCCACGATGACGTGATCCGTCCACAGCTCACGAATCCAGCTGTAGGGGGCGTATTCCGTCTCCATGCCGTTTCCACTGGGGTGCGCGGCGCGGTAGACGCGGCGGCGCTCACGATCCATGCTCTCCCAGGCGCGGCGCACGATGTCCGTGTTGAACGAGCCCACCTTCGTGAGCATGAGGTACTCGGAGCCCTCGTACGACATCTTCACGATCTGCTTGGACTTGTTCTTGGCCTTCAGCGCAGTCCACTCGGCAGCCGCCGCAGCGGCCTTCGCCTTCGTGTCGGCGTTCACGCCATCGCCACCGACGGCCCACTTCTTGACGCGGGACACGGCGATGGCGATGGCCTGAGACTTCGACTTCCCTGAACGCATGACGCCCTTGGCGATCTTGCAGATGTAGTCCGGGAGACCACCGCTGTTCTCGACCCAGTTCTTCTTGGGCGATGAGTCGAGAGAGCAACCTGCACCGCCTCCTGCGAGGAGGACGATGAGGTCGCCGTCGTCCTGGTTCAGGGTCGGCATGAGGAATCAGTCTCCGTACTGCTCGATGAGCTGCTTCTTGGTGATGTCTTCGTACTCACCCTTGTGGCCCTTGCCCTGCGCGTACTCGAACCAGACGGGCTTGGCCGCGTCGTCGTCGGGGCGGACGCCCGTCTTGTCGTCGCCGTCGTGCTCGGGCGAGTCGTCCTTCTCGTCGTCGGAAGCGTCGTCGTCCTCTTCCTCGATCTCGGACGCCGGAGTGGAGCCGGTCTGGTCCGCGTTCTCGGTGAGCGTCTGCGCGGCGTCGCCCGTGGTGTCTTCGATGACCGCTGGGTTGTCCAGCTGCTTCTGGAACTCGTCCTTCAGCTCGACGGGGATGGTGCTGACGCCCGTGGGGTCGGTCGTGAGTCCTGGGGCCGCTTCGCCGCTGTCGGGCTGGATGTAGATGCCGACGGAGGAGTCCGCAAGGCGCTTCTTGGCCTCC